GGAGGATATTATTCTACTTCTTTCACACTAGATGGAAGGTTTTCGGATTTTAGATATACTAGACAATCACGTTATCCATTTGTTCCTAAGAAAGAAACATTAACTACTACAACATCATTTCAAGATGGAATTACTATTGGAAACAGTGGAGGAAATGTAAAACTGTTAGCTGGACATACTTCTACTTATGCTGGTGGTGATGTTAACCGTCTTACTGATGGTTCTGATACCGGACACACAATATATAACAACGGTATAGCAATCAGTACATTTGCTCCTATTGGTGGCATGTCATCACTTTACTTTGAAAGAGCTAGTGGTACATCTGATTACTTTAATATAGATGCACATGCTGATTTTCTACTTGATGGTGATTTTACGATTGAATTTTGGATCTTTGCAAGCGGTTATGCTGTACACAATGCAAAAAACCAAAGGATACTCATAATGGATCGTAACAGTGGAAATGTTGATGACAATTTTCAGATTTTATTGAATGATACTAATGGAACAATATATCTTTATGCAGGTTCCACATTGAGTTATGGAAGTAACACACAAAATGTAGCTAATAGTACGTGGCATCACGTTGCAGTTGTTAGAAATGGTAGCTCTTCTGGTAATCTAGCAACTTTTGTAGATGGATCAATAGATAGCACCACAACATATACTAATAGCATCAACGCTAACGGTAGGACTACTCTGAGACCTTCATTAGGAATATTTACCGGAACTAGTGGGGGATTTCAAGGATATATATCAAACTTTAGACTTATAAAAGGTCAAGCAATATACACCAAAGACTTTACTCCACCAAGTGCAGCTATAACGGGATAAATAGATAAAATGGCAGAGACAAGAGCAAGAAAGATAGCAAGGAGAGCATCAAAGGCAGTTGCAGCTAACACTATAACTCCTACCGGTACGCTCGACGTCAGTGCTGTGACAGTGTACACGGCCATCACGGATCTTCCTACTAGTGGCAACACAGTCGGAGATCTTGGTTTTGTATTTAAAGATAAAGATGGAAATTTTGGTTGGGATTCACTATACATCTGGGTAGGAAACAATGAGACCGACTATGGCGGATGGTATAAAGTTCCGATATTTGCTTTTAACTATAATGAAGATGACTAATTAATATGACAGAGACAAGAGCAAGAGATTTAATATATGGATAAAATATAAAAGGAGAAAATAATGAGTGAATCATTGACAAAAGATCTAATTCAACATGCATTAGATCAAGATTTTAATAAAGCAAATGATGTTTTTGGAGAAATATTAAATATAAAAATATCTGATGTTTTAGATCAAGAAAAAATTAAACTATCTGGACAAATTTATAATGGAGAAGAACCTGAAGAAGATCCAGATGAAGAACAAATGGAATTGGATCTCGAAGATGAAAAAGAAGAGGAAGTTTCCAAAACCGAAGATTCCTATGATGAGGAAGACGACGGGACAGAAGAAATACAAGAGCCCGGTCAAGATGTGGAAGAGCCGATGGGTGACGAAGACGATGAATCTGTTGAAAAATAATAAACAAGAAAAAATTCCTATATCTTGCCTAGAAAATTTAGATTAACTAGAAAACGATAAAATTATAAATAAACCAGAGTAATACAAAAATGAAGACCTTTACACAGATAAGAGAACTGACTGGTAGAAAGCCAACAGGGAAAGCAATAGTAAGTAAAAAGGTTGGTAGAATAAAAATTGAGGTTTATAAAGAAGGTAATGCATTTGTAGCTTTTGTTGATGGTGATAGATTAGATCGTTATCGTTCACAAAAAGAGGCTGAAAAAGCTGCTACAGAATTTATAAAACAATTTAAAGGAAAGTTGTACTAATTATGTCAAATGTTTACAAACCATTAACAACTGAGATTTCTGCACCTACTACTAATATAACAGCTACCACTGTTAGTGATGGTAGAAATATAAGAGTAGTTAATTCAGCTGCTACTGCTTACTTATTAACAATGTTTGCTGCTGGAAATACAGATAGTGCATCAATGACAATTGCAGGTGGTGAAACAGTATTTATTAAAAAAGGTCAAACAGATAAAATGTTTGCAGCTAATGCAGCTGTTAAATTAACACAAATAACATATCCGAAAGGATAAAAATATGAAACTGATTGCAGAATACACAGATCAAAATTTAGAAGTGTTAACTGAAGCTAAGAAAGATGGCTCCAAAAAATATTCTATTGAAGGTGTGTTTATGCAAGCAGAAAGTAAGAATCGAAACGGTCGTATATATCCACGCGGCGTAATGGAATCTGCTGTTAACAAATATACAGAAGAGCAAGTTTCTAAAGGACGCGCAGTTGGGGAATTAAATCATCCTGAAGGTCCGACCGTTAATTTAGACAAGGTTTCTCACAAGATTGATTCTCTTAATTGGAAGGGAAATGATGTTGTGGGTAAAGCAACCATTTTGAACACTCCTATGGGTAAGATTGTTGAAGGTCTCCTAGATGGTGGTGTCAAACTGGGTGTTTCGACTCGTGGTATGGGGAGTTTGCAACGCGATAAAGATGCAATGGTCGTTAAACCCGACTTTATGCTGAACGCCGTAGATATTGTACAAGATCCATCTGCACCAAGCGCTTTTGTTAATGGAGTTATGGAAGGTGTTGAATGGATTTGGAATAACGGTATTATCGAGGCACAAACTATTGAACAAATGGAGACTGAAATTAAAAAGGCTCCGCGAGCTAATCTATATGAGACAGAAGTTCGTGAGTTTAAAAATTTCCTCTCGTTACTCAAAAATAAAATATAAAGGGAGTCAATAATGACTGATGAAAATCAAATCGAAGAAGATCAGGAAGTTGAACTCCACGACGAAGTTGAGGACGAAGTTGTGGAAGAGGCTCACGATCCTAAAAACGCTGAAGCTCAATCAGTTGCATCTGTAGATAGTGCAGAGAATGCTGGTAAGAGTGCTAAAAAGCGTAAAGGCGATAAGACTGTAAAAGATGCTCCTGCTAAAATGCCTGGCACTAAAGCTGGTATGATTAATCAAGCATATAATCATATGGCTGCCATGAAGAAGGAAGATCTTGCTGTCGCTCTTAGGAAGTTGATGTCTGAAAGTGCTGACGAAGATGGTGAAGTAGTTGACGATCAAGTTGATCTTAACTATCAAACTGACTTTTCTGATGATCTAAACGCTTTAATTGCTGATGAAGCAACATTAAGTGAAGAGTTCAAAGATAAAGCTGGTGTCATTTTCGAAGCTGCTATTAAGTCAAAACTAACTGATGAGATAAATCGCTTAGAAGAAAAATATAACGAGGAACTCGAGGCAGAAATTAATTCTACCAAAGAGGGAATTGTTGAAAAAGTAGATAGCTACCTCAATTACGTAGTCGAACAGTGGATGGAAGATAATAAAGTCGCTATCCAAACAGGCTTGCGTACGGAAATTGCTGAGACATTTATGAATGGAATGAAAGATCTATTCGCAGAGTCTTATATAGATGTTCCGGATTCAAAGACTGACCTGGTTGACGAATTAGCTGAAACATGTGATGAGCTTGAAGTAAAGCTCAACGATGCCACAGCAAAGGCTATTGAAATGTCTGAAGAGCTTGAGCATTTAAAACGAGATGCTATTATCAATGAAGCATCACGCGATCTTGCTGAATCTCAGATAGACAAATTAAAGTCTTTAGTTGAAGACGTAGATTTTGATGACGAAGAAACTTTTATTAAAAAAGTACTCACAGTTAAAGAATCTTATTTTAACAAAAAGACTGCATCTGCTGATGCCTTAGATCTTGAATCACAAGAAGAAGACGGTGATACCGTAGAGGTAAGTGGTTCAATGGCTCAGTATATTTCAGCCCTCAAAACCCAAATTAAAAATTAAAGGAGTCCAGAGAAATGACACAAAATGTAGTTTCTTATGATAAACTTGTCGAGAAATGGGCCCCAGTTCTAAATGAAGAGGCTGCGGGTACTATTAAAGACAGTCACAGAAAAGCTGTAACAGCAGCTGTTCTAGAAAACCAGGAGATTGCTCTTAAAGAAGAAGGAATGCTTCATGAGGCAGCTCCAGCAAACTCTACTTCATCAGTTGCAAATTGGAACCCAGTTCTAATTGCACTTGTAAGAAGAGCAATGCCAAACCTTATGGCTTATGACATTTGTGGTGTTCAGCCAATGTCAGGTCCAACTGGCTTAATCTTCGCGATGAAGTCAAGATATAAAACAACTAAAGCCGGCGCCAATGCTAATGATAACAGTGGTGCAGGTACTGAAGCGCTATTTAATGAAGCACTTACAAATTATTCAGGTGATTCAGCTACAGCTTCAAACCAAACAGAAGGTGGAACATCTGGTTTAGAAGGTCACGCCGATGGTAATAGTAGTGGCACAATTGCTGACTCAGCTGTTAATCCAGCTGGACTAATTGATCCATACTCAACTGCAGAAGCTGAGGCACTTGGTTCATCAGGTTCAGAAAATTTTGCTGAAATGGGTTTCACAATTGATAAAGCAACAGTTACTGCTAAGTCAAGAGCTCTTAAAGCAGAATACAGCTTAGAATTAGCACAAGACTTGAAAGCAATTCATGGTCTTGACGCTGAGACTGAGTTAGCAAATATTCTATCAACAGAAATTTTAGCTGAGATCAACAGAGAAGTTGTGAGAACAATTAATGGTCAAGCTAAGATTGGTTCTTTACAAGCTAACATAACTACTAAAGGTATTTTTGATTTATCAAGTGATGCTGATGGTAGATGGTCAGTTGAGAAGTTTAAAGGACTTATTCTTCAGATGGAAAGAGAGTCTAACACAATTGCTAAAGAAACTCGTAGAGGAAAAGGTAACATCGCAATATGTTCTTCAGATGTAGCTTCTGCTCTTGCAGCTTCTGGCATGATGGATTATACTCCTCAAATGTCAACAAATTTACAAGTTGATGACACTGGTAATACTTTTGCTGGTACAATCAACGGTCGTATGAGAATCTATATTGATCCATATGCATCCCATGATTACATGGTTGTAGGATATAAGGGAACCAACCCATATGACGCTGGTCTTTTCTACTGCCCATATGTACCATTAACAATGGTCAGAGCAGTTGGTGAGGATACATTCCAGCCAAGAATTGGTTTCAAAACTCGTTACGGAATGCAAGTTAACCCATTTGTTACTGCAACTCCAAGAGATAATATCGACTTCGGTAATACTGCGCGTGCTAACCAGTACTACAGAATTTTCAGAGTAGACAACATTCTCGACTAATAAAAAACGAAGTCATACTTTAAACTGGGCCGGTTTACCGGCCCTTTTTTTTAACTTAAACCTATATAAATAAGGGCATGAGATATAATCTTAATGTACATGATAATAGAGAATTCCATTATGATCGTATGGAAGCTCAAGAAAGAGAAATAAAAGAGTTAAAACAATATATAGATCAATTGGAAAAAGAAATAGTATATTATAAAGAGAAATTAAAAAATGGCAAAGATAAGTGATAATACAGTAGTAGCAACTCCTCTTCGTAACATAATAAGTTTAATTGCTGCAGCTGCAGTAGGTACTTGGGCTTATTTTGGAGTTATTGAAAGACTAAATCAAATTGAAACTAACATTACTCTAATGAGTACTGATTTAAAAGAAAATACAGAATTTCGTATAAAATGGCCTAGAGGTGAAATGGGAAGTTTACCCGCAGATAGTGAACAGTTTATGTTAATAGAACATATAGCTGGTCAATTAGAAAAATTATCTGAAGATATAGAAAATGGTGATGCACCTTATGATCAACAACAAAAGTTAACTCTTGATTTTTTTGAGAAAAGAATAAGTAAATTAGAAGAGAAAATAGACGATATTAAGAACGGACATTAAAATGATAGAAATGTTTAGTGGATTTATTTTATTTTTATTTGTAGATGGTACTCCTTTAGAGTATACACCTAAAAACTCATTATCTGATTGTTTAAAAACAAAAAGAGAAATTGTTAGAAATACAGGAGCTATGTCTAATAGATATAGATGTGCTGAAGGAAAACTTGAATTAAAAGAAGTTAATGGAAAAATGCATCCCGTTAAAATTGTAGAGGATTAATAATATGGCTAACTTAACGAGTAATATAAACTATCTTCAACCTACTTCTTTTAAACTAACTATTGATAGAAAAAATTTTCCTAACTTAGAATTTTTTTGTCAAAGTTTTTTACATCCTGGAATGATAATGAATGCAGTTGAAGTTCCTTATAAAAAAATTACAGGAGTACCTTTTATAGGAGATAAGTTGACTTTTAACGAACTTCAGGCTAATATTATACTAGATGAAGATTTAAAATCATATGATGAGATGTATTCTTGGATGAGACGCAATTTAGATATTAATCATGTAAGTCCTGCTCAAAGAACAGCAGCACAACCTCCTGCTATGGCTGATATAACTCTTTCTATATTATCAAGCCATAACAATGTTACTAAAACTGTAAAATACATAGATTGTATTCCAACATCATTAGCTGATGTTCAGTTTGAATCAACAAGTGGTGGAGAAGCATTTATTACTTTTGCAGCATCATTTAGATTTTCTTATTTTGAACTTAGCAAAGCTAGTTATACATCTAATGTTGATGGATCTCCATCAATAACTGTGAATAGACAACTCACTTAAAGGAGTTTTACATTATGGATTTAAAAAGTATCCACGATATGTGGACGAAAGACTGTCACATTGATTCTATGCATTTAGATGATGCATCTCGCCAATCACCTTTATTACATGCAAAATATCTTGAACTTTTATCAACTTCTAAGTTACAGTTGAAGAAAGTAGAGATGGAACAAAAAGTTTTATTAAAACAAAAATGGTTATACTATAATGGTAAAATGGATCAACAATCAATTGAAGATCTTGGTTGGGATCCAGATCCATTTGATGGTTTAAAAATACTAAAAGGTGAAATGGATTATTATTATGATTCTGATCCTGAGATTCAAAAGTCTGAAGAAAAAATACAGTACTATAAAACGTTGATAGATACACTTGCAGAGATAGTCGATAATATTAAATGGCGACATCAAACTATTGGGAATATGATTAAGTGGAGACAATTCGAGTCAGGAAACTAAATCATGCTAACTTGCATATAGATTGCAGTTCTAGTGCTGCGCAAGAGTTAGCAGAATTTTTTAGCTTTTACGTTCCTGGATTTAAATTTATGCCAGCCTATAAACGTAAAGTTTGGGATGGTAAAATTCGTTTATTTACTAAACAAACAGGAGAACTTCCTGCTGGATTAATTCATCATCTTGTTCAATTTTGTAGATCGCATAACTATACAGTTGATCCTATAAAAACAGATTATGGTTTACCATATCAAGAAGATAAGATTGATGACAGTATATTGAATAATCACTGTAATAGTATTGGATTACCTTTTAAAGTTAGAGATTATCAACTAGAAGGAATAGCTCACGGTCTTAAAAAGAAAAGAGCTATTCTTTTATCTCCTACCGGATCTGGTAAATCATTAATTATATATTTACTAGTAAGATGGATTTTAGAAGCACAAAAAGATAATATTCTTATTATTGTTCCTACAACAGGATTAGTAGAACAATTGTATGGAGACTTTCGTGATTATGGATATGATGTAGATAATTTATGTCATAAAATATATTCTGGTAAAGATAAAGTTACTAAAAAACGTATTATTATTTCAACATGGCAATCAATATATAAATTACCTAAAATATGGTTTGAACAATTTGGAGCTATATTTGGAGACGAATGTCATGGTTTTAAATCTAAATCTCTTATGACAATTATGAATAAAGCTACAGAAGCAGAATATAGATTTGGAACAACTGGAACACTAGATGGTACATTAACTCATGAATTAGTATTACAAGGATTATTTGGTCGTACATACAAAGTTACTACTACTAGAGAACTACAAGATAATGATACATTAGCTAAACTAAATATAATGAGAATAATGTTAAAATATTCTAAAAAAATTGAAAAGAATTATGGTACCAAAACTTATCAAGAAGAAATAGATTTTTTAGTTTCTAATAACAATAGAAATAAATTTATTCGTAACTTAGCTCTTGACTTAACAGGAAATACATTAGTTCTATATAATTATGTTGAAAAACATGGAAAACCATTATTTGACATGATACAAGATAAAATAAAAGAATCACGAAAAGCATTTTTTGTGTCAGGTGGAACAGATACAGCTGATAGAGAAGCTGTTAGAGGTATTGTAGAAAAACAAAAGGATGCAATTGTAGTTGCATCATTAGGAACCTTTTCAACTGGCATAAATATACGTAACCTACATAATATTATATTTGCTTCACCAAGTAAATCACAAATTAGAGTGTTGCAAAGTATTGGTAGAGGATTGAGAAAAAGTGATGACGGAAGATCAACAACTTTATATGATATTAGTGATGATATAACAGGAAAGAATTTTTCTTTATTACATTCATTTGAAAGATTAAAAATATATAAAAATGAAAAATTTGAATATAAAACATACAAGGTAGATTTAGATGACTGATATGAACCCTATATCAAAAATAAAACAATTTAAATTATCAAACGATGATGAAATACTATGTGAAGTAATTCAACATGCCACAGATGATAACAGTGCTATGATTGTTCGTGGTGTTGTTAAAATTATTGTAGCAGAAGATTTTAGAAGAGGAATGAGATTATATGCATTTAGACCATGGATGGGTTTTGCAGATGATCCAGCTATACTACAAACATTAAATTCTAATCATGTTATTGGAGAAGTTACTCCAATGGCAGAAATAGTAAAACAATATAATAAGACTGTTAAAAATTTAAAAAAGAAGTTGTTGAAAAAAAGTATGCCTATGGATGAAGTTGCTCCTGGTGTAGAATCAATGTCAGATGATGAATTTGAAGATTTATTAGATAGTATGATGGATAAAGTAAAAACTAATGAAAACGATTCATCATCTACATCAAATATAATCAGATTTAAACCTAAGACAATACATTGATGGAAGACGGCGGTGAAGATTTATATTGGAAAAGTTATAGTAATCCTGATGAGCTATGGGTTCTAGATAAACTAATATTATCTAGAAAGTTAGGATATATATGTGGACCAGCTGGTATGGATGTTCCTAAACCAGGTTCATATATTGTAAGACCTTGTGTAAATGCATTAGGATTAGGATTAGGTGCACAAGAAATGTGGTTAGAAGAACTTACGACTCATCTTCCATATGGATCTTTTTGGTGTGAATGGTTTATAGGTAGACATTATAGTATTGATTATTATTATGGTGAACCTAAATTAGTAGTAGAAGGAATTAGACCACATAATGATTTAGTTAAATGGACTTGTTGGAAAAAAACAGATCGTTACATTCCATTTCCTAAAATATTAGAACAATATAAGGATAAACCAGTTATTAATTGTGAATTTATAGATAATAAATTAATTGAAGTACATTTTAGAGAGAATGAAGATTTTAAAGATGGTATTAGTGAATTTCGTCCAGTATGGGAAGGTCAAGATACAACACCACCACCAGGATATTCATATAAAGAATGTGCTGATATACACGGACGAATAGGAGCATTTGTTAAATAGATATATCCCCCCCGCCAAAACCTTAGTTTTATTATACACCATAAAACCGGATTCGGCAACAATTAAATTTTTTTCTTAAATAAAAATATTATCATTTACTTTTGTTAGAAAGTTATGTATAATATTAATGTTATGTGAAAGGATATTTTATGGCTAGAAAAACCAGAGCAAACATACACTATGTTAACAATTCGGATTTTTCTCAAGCAGTAGTAGATTATGTTACAATTGCTGATCAAGCTAAAGCTGTTAAACAAGACAGACCAATTGTACCAGATTACATAGCTCAATGCTTTTTAAAAATAGCAGAAGGGTTATCTCATAAATCTAATTTTAGTAGATATACGTATCGCGAAGAAATGGTTATGGATGCAGTTGAAAATTGTTTAAAAGCTATTGGTAATTATAATTTAAAGACAGCAACTAGAACCGGTAAACCTAATGCATTTGCATATTTTACACAGATTAGTTGGTTTGCATTTTTACGAAGAATTGCTAAAGAGAAAAAGCAACAAGATGTTAAATTAAAATATTTAGAAAGATCAGGTATTGAAAACTTTGTTGATCTTGATTTAGCTGATAAAGCTGCTGGACAAGTGATTGAATCGTTTGTAGATAATTTAAGAGACAGAATAGATAAAGTTAAACAATCTGATCATGTTTTTGATACCATATATAAAGAAGAGAAAAAGAGAAGAAGAGCTAAAACTGCTGATTCTGATTTAAGTGAGTTTATGAAATGAAGATAGCTATATTAAATGATACTCATACAGGCATTCGTAATTCTTCAGAAATATTTTTAGATAATGCAGCTACATTTTATAAAGATATATTTTTCCCAGAATGTGAGAAAAGAGGTATTGAACAAATAGTTCATTTAGGTGATTTTTATGATCATAGAAAGTTTGTAAACTTCAAAGCTCTTAATCACAATCGTAAACATTTTCTAAATGAATTACGTAATAGAGGAATGAAAATGGATATTATTCCTGGTAATCATGATACGTATTATAAAAATACAAACGATTTAAATTCATTAAAAGAATGTTTAGGTCATTATATGAATGAGATCCATATTGTTATGGAACCTCGAGTTATGGAATATGGTTCTTTAAAACTAGCTTTACTTCCATGGATATGTAGTGAGAATTATGATCAATCTATGAAGTTTATTGAAGAGTGTAAAGCTGATTGGTTAGGAGCCCATCTTGAGTTAGGTGGGTTTGAAATGATGAGAGGTATAAAAAACATTCATGGAATGGATCATAAAACATTTGAGAAGTTTGAATTAGTATTAACAGGACACTATCATGTATCATCTAGATTAGATAACATTTGGTATCTTGGAAGTCAAATGGAATTTTTTTGGTCTGATGCACATGATAAAAAACACTTTCACATAGTTGATACTGAAACAAGAGAGATAGAACAAATACATAATCCTAATACTTTATTTGAAAAAATTGTTTACAATGATGAAAAAATAGAGTATAATGATTATAAAGTTGATCATCTTGATAATAAATTTGTTAAAGTCATTGTGGTCAATAAAAATGATTCGTTAGCATTTGATAGATTTATTGATCGTATTCAAAATCAAAATATCTATGAACTAAAGATTGCTGAAAACTTTCAAGAGTTTCTTGGAGCAAATGTTGACGATACAGGAATTGAATTAGAAGATACATCGCAATTAGTTGACGATTATATAGATGGTGTAGATACAGATTTAGATAAAGATAGAATAAAAGTCAATATGCGAGAACTTATGACAGAGGCACAAGCACTAGAGATAGCATGATTATTTTTAAAAATGTTCGTTATAAAAATTTTCTATCAACAGGAAATAATTTTACAGAAATTAAACTTAACTCTAACAAAACAACATTAATTGTTGGGCAAAATGGAGCTGGTAAGTCAACTATGTTGGATGCCATTTCATTTAGTTTATTTGGAAGATCTCATAGAAATATTAAGAGATCTCAAATGATAAACTCAATTAATAATAAAAATTGTATTGTTGAAGTTGAGTTTAGTATAGGGAAAGCTGAATATAAAATTGTCCGTGGCATTAAACCAGGTATATTTGAAATCTGGAAAAATGGTGTTATGATCAATCAGTCTTCCCATGCCAAAGAGTACCAAAAGATCCTTGAGCAAAACATCTTGAAACTAAATCATAAGTCGTTTCATCAGGTAGTTGTTCTGGGCTCCTCCTCTTTTATTCCATTTATGCAACTATCTGCTATAAATCGAAGAGATGTTATTGAGGATCTTTTGGACATTGGTGTATTCTCAAAGATGAATGTAATACTAAGAGAAAAACAATCTGCTTTGAAAGATGAATTAAAAGAAATAGGATACACTATTGAAATATTAAAAACTAAAATAGATACACAAAAGAAATATATTACTGATGTAACATATGTAACTAATGAAAATAAAAAAGCATATGAAGATAGAATAACAGAAGCTCAAAAGAATATAGATGCATTACAATATGAAAATAGTATGTTAAGTTTAGGACTTGATGAAGCTATTGAAGATACTGAAAACAATATGAAAGAGTTAGCAGATCAAAGACAAGCTCTATTACTTTCAAGTCAAGATACAAAAACAAAAATGTCTGAATTAGGAAAGAGAAGTAAATTCTTTTCTGAAAATGAAGTATGTGATGTATGTGATCAAAACATATCACAAGAACATAAAGATAAGATTATGGAAAAGTCTAAACAGCAAGCTAAGTCTTTAAAAAGTACATTAAAATCTATAGGTGAATCAGGTACTGCTGTGGAGACAGATATTAAAAAAGCTACAGATCATTTAAAAGCTCTTAAAACTAAATTAACTACGTTATCAGAAAATAATGTTCAAATCACATCACTACAAGCAAACATAAACGAGTATCAAGAACATTTAAGCAAAGGTGTAACAGCTGATTTAGATTCAGCTGAATTACAATTATCAGATATGATTAAAGATAGAGATAATCATATGAATACTAAATTCACATTATCAGATAATATTTCTTATAACACTGTAATGTCTGAAATGTTAAAAGATACAGGAATTAAAACTAAAATAATAAAACAATATCTTCCTGTTATTAATCAATTAGTTAATCAATATCTTCAAGTGTTAGATTTTTATGTACATTTTAATTTAGATGAAAGTTTTACTGAAACTATTCGTTCTCGTCATAGAGATGAATTTACATATGATTCTTTTTCTGAAGGAGAAAAACAAAGAATAGATTTATCATTATTGTTTACTTGGAGACAAGTAGCTAAGATGAAGAATTCTATATCTACAAATTTATTAATCTTAGATGAAACATTTGACTCATCTCTTGATCATGAAGGTGTTGACAATTTACTTAAAATATTGTATACTTTATCTGAAGATACAAATATATTTGTTATCTCTCACAAAGGTGAGATTCTAGATAATAAATTTGATAATCGAATAGAATTCAAGAAGGAAAAGAATTTTAGTAAAATGGTAGCCTAGTGGAGCTAATTATGGAATTAAGTGATAATACATTACAAATATTAAAGAACTTTTCTGGTATCAATCAGAATATTCTAATCAAACAAGGTAGTCAACTCAAGACTATTAGTGAAGCTCGAACTGTATTAGCTGGTGCTAAAGTAATAGAAGAGTTTCCAACAAACTTTGGGATCTATGATCTTAATGAATTTATCGGTGTTCTTTCTCTAGTAGATGCACCTCGTCTTCGATTTGAAGATAGTTGCGTCATAGTTAATGATTCTACCGGTAGATCTAAAGTTAAATATTTCTTCTCTTCAGAAGATACTTTAACTACCCCTCAGAAAGAAATTACCATGCCAGGTGCTGATGTTAAGTTTACTTTAACAAATAATATACTTAACAAAATTAAACGAGCTGCAGCAACTCTTGGACATGAAGAAGTTTCAATATCTAATAAGGATAATGTCCTTAGTCTTTCTGTTGTAGAAACTTCTAATTCTACGTCAAATACATTCTCTATAGATATCGATGGAGAGTTTGATCAATCTAAGAACTTTAATTTTATTCTTAGTATTGGTAATTTAAAAATCCTACCGGGGGACTATGATGTAGAAATATCTTCCAGGCTCATTTCGCAATTTAGTCACACGAGTCCTGATCTTTCAGTTCAGTATTGGATTGCATTAGAAAAAACGTCGACATTTAGTTAATTAACGGAGTAAAATATGTCAGATAACAATAAACTTTATGAAGATCTACATGATGTAGCAAATAAAGCGTCAAGAAGTACAATTGCTGTGATAGATGCAATGACACAGCGTGGTGCCTTCAAAGGAGAAGAATTATCCACTATTGGTGGTCTTCGTGATCAATGTATACAGATTGTTCAAATCTGTGAAAACTTATCACAAGAAGCTGCTATGGAGGATGATGAAGAGGATCCTGTAAAAGATCCTGCAGTTAAAGAAGGAGAATAGTTTACTTACTCAACAATTTGTGATATAATATAATTTTATTATGGAGTATGTAAATGAATGATTTTCTCTGGGTTGAAAAATACCGTCCTCAAACTATTGCTGAGACTATCTTACCTGATGGTCTCAAGCAAACTTTTCAAAAACTAGTAGATACCAGAGAATTGCCTAATATGCTTTTCACTGGTACTGCTGGTCTTGGAAAGACTACTGTTGCAAAAGCTCTTTGTAAAGAACTTAGTCTAGATTATATAATAATAAATGGCTCTGAAGAAGGTAACATTGATACTCTTCGCACGAAGATAAAACAGTTTGCAAGTACTGTTTCTCTTCAAGGTGGATATAAAGTAGTTATATTAGATGAAGCTGATTATTTAAATGCTCAATCTACACAACCAGCTTTGAGAGCTTTTATAGAAGAATTTGCAAATAACTGTAGATTTATTTTAACTTGTAATTTTAAGAACAGAATTATTGAACCACTACATTCACGATGTGGTGTATATGAATTTAATACTTCTAAGAAAGATTTAATACCTCTTTGTGAAAGTATGATGCAACGTGCACAAGATATTCTTTCTAAAGAAAATGTTAGATTTGATAATAAATCTATTCCACCTATTATAATGAAATACGCTCCTGATTGGAGACGTGTAATAAATGAGATGCAACGTGCTTCTATAAGTGGTCAATTTGTATATACACAAAAAGAAGATAACTATGATGATCTTTTTACTTATTTAAAAAATAAAGATTTTAAGAAGATGAGACAATGGGTTACAAACAATATAGATACAGATGCATCTGCTATTTTTAGAGGAATATATGATAGAATGATAGATCATATCAAACCACCATGTGTTCCTCAAATAGTATTAATTTTAGCTGATTATCAATATAAAAATGCATTTGCTGCTGATCATGAATTGAATGTAGTAGCTTGTATGACAGAGATAATGGCTAATGTGGAGTTTTTGTAATGCCTTACGATGAATATGCTAAATTGTTTCAACTAGGTGATTTTGTAAGTCATGCTGGTAAAACTCTTAAATGGAAATTAGAATGTGATGCTATTTCACCAAAAGAGTGGGATTGTCTTGCAGCCATGATTATGCAATATAATAAAAGATCTTTTGGTTCTGTTGAAGGAATACCAAGAGGAGGAATACCATTAGCTGATGCATTACGGAAGTATGCAACAGAAGGACCTCCTATGATAGTTGATGATATATATACTACAGGAAAGAGTTTTGATGATTATGTATATGAACACTACCGCACAATGTCTTTTGATTATAATCCTAAATGGGTTATATTTGCTAGAGGTAAAATAAAAGACACACATAACGTAAACGCACTATTTAGGCTTCCTGGAGTATGAATGATAATATATGCTATTAAATATAAACCATTTGAAGAATGGGAATATATTACTGAAGATGGTCAAATTACTAGCCCACCATTATTATTTGAATCTAAGGAACAAGCTGAAAAGGAGGCTGCTAATTATAATACAGCGGTAGTAGTAGAATATGAAGAATATTGACAATTGGATATCTGTAGAAGATAGAATGCCTAAGCAAGGGCAAAAAGTATGGTATTATTTTGAACCAATCGGTAGACATAGAGGTACTTTTGATGGATACTATGTAGATGAAGATGGTAAAGAATGGAAAGGGATGCATATGTTTTCTTGTGATTACGGTTTTTTAACTGGAGATGTCACACATTGGCATCCTGATCAAGATGAGAAACCTAATGAACCCATTTGAATATTTAAACTGCATTAACTATTCTAAAAAAGATATCATGGTAGATGATATTACTGAAGATGCATATAATGGATTTATGATTAATAGATCATTAAGTTATTTTAATGATACAGTGATGATTGCTAATGAAATGAACATAAATCATCACATAGATAACAGGCTACAATTTTCTTTTTTACTAAATATTATTAGAAAGAAAAGACGGTTTTCTAAATGGATAAAACCTGAAACTGTCAGTGACGTGGAAGTAGTTAAGGCGTATTATGGATATAGCAACGAAAAAGCCAAACAAGCCTTATCCCTTCTCACAAACGAACAAATAGATTTGATGAAAAAGAAAGTTTGTAAAGGTGGAAGAAAATAAATTAATCGAATGGTCGCCACATACCATGTTAGAGGTTACTCTTAATGAACCTGATGATTTTTTAAAGGTTAGAGAAACATTAACACGTATTGGTGTAGCATCCCGTAAAGATCAAAAATTATATCAATCTTGTCATATACTTCATAAACAAGGTAGATATTTTATTGTACATTTCAAAGAGCTATTCTTATTAGATGGAAAAAAATCCAATTTAGAAGAAAATGATATTGCTAGAAGAAATACAATTGCTACTCTAATGAGTGATTGGGGATTAGTTACAATTGAGGATAGATCTAAAGCAGCTACATTAGCACCTCTTCGACAAATAAAAATTATTCCTTTTAAAGAAAAAGAACAATGGGAACTATGTCCAAAATATAATATTGGAAATAAACAATAGTACTGTTGACTTTTAAGAAATAATTATTATATATAATATACAGATGCCACAATGTGGGTCTAAATTTTAATCTTGCTTAACAAAAGGAGATAGCAATGACTGGTACTTTTATGTTCCCAAGGAACGCTTTTTTAGGTTTCGACCATATTTTTGATGAACTCGAAAATATAACAAATCACGCAAATGATTCATATCCACCTCATAATGTCGTCAAGTATGACGGCTTGAAATATGACATTGAAGTCGCGATAGCTGGATTCTCAAAAGATGACATAGATATTGAACTCAAAGAACACGTACTTACTATAAAAGGTAATCGTGAACCAAGACGAGATCAAGAATCATATGTCCATAAAGGAATCTCTGGTCGAAAGTTTAAAAAATCGTTTAGGTTATCAGAGTACGCGGAAGTCAGTGGTGCTGATCTAACGGATGGGATTCTTACTGTCAATATAGAAGTAGTCCTGCCAGAGGAAAAGCGACCCCAGAAAATAACAATTGGAACGGGGAGAAAAACCAATGACAACTCTAGTGCTGAATTACTCACAGAGTCTGCTTAAAGATTTTATACGCGGACTAAAAATATTCTTACTAAAAACAATACTTGGAATACAGTTTGCTCGTTATCAACAAGCTAACGCGCATTTAGCTGAACAGCTATATCGTTCTGGAGATTACCGGCCAAAAACTAAACATCAAATCAATCATGATTTAGATGTTACAACATATCAATGGTATGAAAAAGAACTTAAAAAACTAAATTCCTAAGCTATATAAATAAAAGGACGGGGACTCTCGTCCTTTTACTTTTGGAGGATCATTTATGACTAAACAGGATAAATATATTGATACTCGAATATCTCAGTTGAAAGAAGATATGAATAAAGCTCACGATAAAATGGATAAAGCCTGGTATAATAGATTAATTCAAGAATTGAGTTGGGCTAGACAAATGGGTACAAAACCCACTGAAAATTGTTATATGCAAGGAGAGAAACAAATATGGATATAGATAAACTTAGGGAAGAGATAGAATATGACGAAGGTAATGTTGAAGAAATATACCTCGACCACCTTGGCCTTCCTACTTTTGGCATTGGTCATCTTGTCACTGAATCAGATCCAGAACATGGATTACCAGTTGGAACGCCAGTTGATAACAGTAGATGTGTTGAAGCCTTCAACCAAGATATTGAAACAGTCGTGTCAGATTGCCACCAACTTTACTCAGACTTTGACGATTTGCCAGAAGAAGCTCAAAGAATAATTGCTAACATGATGTTTAATATGGGCAGACCAAGATTATCTAAATTTAAAGGTATGAAAGCTGGAGTTGATAGTAGAGACTGGAATAAAGCAGCAGATGAAATGGTTGATAGTAGATGGTATAAGCAAGTAACAAACAGAGCAGATAGATTAGTTGAAAGAATGAGAGCTGTTGGGTAAAGAACAAGAAATAAACCCAAAGACAGTACCAAATAAATATGTAAGGTGGTTTTGTTACTTATTACTTTTTAGATATGTTTGGGATATACAAACGCTATTTGAAAAATACTTACCTATGGAGAAGATCTACAGGTTTATTGGTTTCTACATTTTTTGGTTGGTGTGGTTTATTTTATTTATGGTTATTCTTTATAATATAGTAGGAGGAAATAATTTCAATGCAATACTGGATCAAATGGCATGATACAAGTAACTGAATCAGCACAAGAATATTTAACTGATGTATTAAGAGATAAGAATAATGACGACTATGTTACACTTGGTGTTAAAGGTGGTGGTTGTTCTGGTTTTCAATATATTTGGGATTTCAAAAAAAATTGGCCTGATGTAAAATGGAGTGAACCTATTGAAGGTGTATTAGTTTTAGATCCTATGGCTGAAATGTATGTTGCTGGTTGTACAGTAGATTACGTAAAAGAACTAGGCGGATCATATTTAAAAGTTGTAAATCCCAACGCAGCTGCATCTTGTGGATGTGGTGAATCGTTTGCAGTATAAATAACTGTTTACATTTCTAAAATAATTTAGTATAATTACAATATGAATTTTTACACATCTGTAAATCGTTACGGTAATAATATCCTATACCGTGGAATTGAAAATAATGAGAAAGTAGCTCGTAAGATATTCTTTCAACCTACTTTGTTTGAATCATCCTCTGTAAAGACTGGATGGATATCTCCTGATGGTCTTGCTCTCAAACCTAAATTAATGGATAGTATGAAACATGGTGATCAACTATATGATCGCTATAGTGATGTTGTAAACAAAGACATATATGGTTCAGATAATTATGTCACTCAATATATTACAGAACAATTCCCAGATGAAATAAAATTCCAAAGAGATAAAGTAAATGTAACTACTATTGATATTGAAGTTGCATCTGATGATGGATTTCCATTTGTAGAACAAGCTGCACATCCTGTTATTACAATTACATGTAAGAATAATATTGATAATAATTATTATGTGTGGGGACTATATGATTATGATGTCAGTAAAACTATAATAACTGATCAAAAAGTTTTTTATAAAAAATGTAGTGATGAAATAGAATTATTAACTGACTTTTTGAAGTTTTGGCATGATCCTCAGTTCTGTCCTGATGTCATTACAGGATGGAATACTAGAATGTTTGATCTTCCATATTTAATAAGACGAGTACAAAATATAATAGGTGGAGATGTATTTAAAAAATTCTCTCCATGGAATATAGTTTCTCAACGAGATATTGTAATAGCTGGACGTGAACATATTACATATAATATATTAGGTATTCAACAATTAGATTATTATGATTTATTTCAGAAGTTTGGATATTCGTATGGTCAGCAAGAATCTTATAAGTTAGATCATATTGCTCATGTTGTATTAGGAGAACGTAAATTATCTTATGAAGAACACGGCAGTCTATATTCTTTGTATAGAAAAGACTTTCAAAAGTTTGTTGACTATAATATAAAAGATGTTGAGCTTGTTGATCGATTAGAAGAAAAGATGGGTTTGATTACTCTTGCTATGACTATGGCTTATCGTGGTGGTGTTAATTATGCTGATACATTTGGTACTGTACAGATATGGGATTCAATAATATATCGTTTATTAAATAAGATGAATGTTGCTATTCCTCCAAGAAGAAAACAACATAAAGTTAAGTTTCCAGGAGCCTTTGTAAAAGATCCTCAAGTGGGTATGCATGAATGGGTTGTATCATTTGATTTAAACTCTTTGTATCCTAACCTAATTGTTCAGTATAATATGAGTATTGAAACAAAACTTCCTGGTCGTATACCAGATGTAAATGTAGAAAATATACTGAATGGTAATCCATTACCTAATCCTGGATCATCTAGTATTAGTGCTACTGGTATTAGATTTACTAAGGAACGTCAAGGTATTATTCCAGCTATTATTAAGAAGTACTATGATGAGCGTCGTCAAATCAAGAATGAGATGTTAAAAACTCAACAACAAATACAAAAGGGCACATCTAAACAATTAGAAGCTAAAGTTAATCAGCTTGAGAACCAACAGATGTCTATTAAGATTCTTATGAATTCTTTGTATGGTGCTTTGGGTAATGCTGGATTTAGATACTTTGATAATGATATTGCAGAAGCTATTACAACTTCAGGTCAGTTATCTATTCGTTGGGCTGAGAAAGCTATTAATCAAGAGATGAATAATTTATTAGAATCGTTAGGTGAAGATTATGTCATAGCTATTGATACTGATTCATTATATGTTAATATGAAACCATTAGTTGAAAAGTTTAAACCTAAAGATCCGTTGAAGTTTCTTGATAAGATTTGTAATGAACACTTTGAGAATATCCTTGAGAAAGCATACGGAAATCTTTCAACTAGAATGTATGCATATGAAAATCGTATGGAGATGGCTCGTGAAGTTATTGCTGATAGAGGTATCTGGGTAGCTAAGAAAAGATATTTCTTAAATGTACTTAATAACGAAGGTGTTCAGTATGCTGAACCTAAATTAAAGATTATGGGTATTGAAGCTATCAAATCATCTACTCCTCAAGTTGTTAGAGATAAGTTTAAAGAACTATTTAGAGTTATTATTGAAAAGTCTGAACAGGATGTTCAACAGTTTATAAAAGATTTTCGTGAAGAGTTTTGTAATCTTAATCCAGAAGATGTTTCGTTTCCTCGAGGATGTAAAGAATTAACTAAGTTCTCTCATCCAGTAAATATTTATTGTGCACCTAAGTATAATAAAGAATGGAATACAAATTCAGGAAAAGTAAAAGTAAATTCTACTCCTATTCATGTTCGTGGAGCTCTATTATATAATCATTATATTGATAAATTTAATTTAAATAAAAAATATGAAAAGATTAATAATGGTGAAAAGATAAAATTTTGTTATTTGAAATTACCTAATCCTATTAAAGAAAATGTGATAACATATCCTCTTAACTTACCAAAAGAACTTGACCTTCATAAATATATCGACTATAATAGACAATATGAAAAAACATTCCTTGAGCCTCTCAAACCAATCCTTGAAGCTGTTGGATGGAATGCTGAACCAATTGCTAGTTTAGAGGAGTTCTTTACGTGACGTATGCATTTACTGTATTTAACTCACCTAGGTGGTGGGATAAGCAAAAACGATATGTATATGATAACAAAACTCATAGACGAGTAAACATTAATGGTGGATGGAAGTCTTTTGTAGATTTCTTTTATAAATTATCTGAAAGACAGCTTGCAAGTAAACAAGATGCTGAGTTAATCTCTCCAGCTATATTTAAACCTGATAGTACTCGTAAGAATGAAAATGTGATTGAGTGGGCTAGTTGGGCTGCTGTAGATGTAGATGATTTAGAATATAATGGTGATTTGTATACTTACTTAGTAGAACAGTTTGGTCATTACAATTGGATTTGTTATAGTACTGCAAGTAGTACTGAAACATTACCTAAGTTTCGTTTAGTATTTCCTCTTACAAAAGCTGTACCTAATGAACAGATCAAAAGTTTTTGGTATGCTTTACAATCTGAACTAGGAGATCTTGGAGATAAACAAACAAAAGATTTATCTCGTATGTATTATGTTCCTGCTCAATATTCTGGAGCTAATAACTTTATCTATGATTACAATAAAGGTAATCCTGTAGATCCTGATGAGCTTATATTTAAATATCCTATGGCTCAAAAAGCTACATTGAATAACTTCTTTGATCGCTTACCTGAAGAAATGCAAAAGCAAATTATTGAACATAGAAAGTCTAAATTAGACAATGCTAGTATATTTTGGACATCATATAAAGATTGTCCTTTCTTCCCTCGTAAACTAGAAGCTGAATATAGAATGATATCTAAAACTGGATGGTATCGTAAAATGTATCAGATTATGGTAGCTATAGCTGGTAATGCTGTAAAGAAAAATTATCCTATTACTTCTGCTGAGATATCTCAATTGTGTCGAGAGTTAGATCTTGATACTGGTAATTGGTATGAGAATAGACCTATGGATCGAGAAGCTGATGGTGCTATAGAATTTATTTACAGAAATCTATAAAAAAGTTTGTTTTAATTAAACTTTTCTGTTGACCTTTTCTAATTTATAAGGGATAGTATAGACATAATTAAAAAAGCAAGAGGAGCTTAAAAATGACAAAAACAATTTTCATAGATGCAGAAAACGGTGGACTTAATATTTTTCACGGACCTGGAAATAAAATCGGTTGGGCTAAAACAGCTGGTATGTTAGCAGACATTTGTGTAATGAATGATGTACACGGTCCTGTTCACTTTTGTTCTTCAATGGATTTTGCTACAGATTATGGTTTTGATACAAACGAAGCTGCTTATGATCTTTTCGAAGACTTTGAAAAGTGCATGAATGATCCTGTATACTTTGCTCAGCAAGTAAAAGGAGTTAAGTAATGAAAATAGTTAGTAATGATGAAATGAAATTGTCTGTATTAGAAGAAATATTACAATTGTCATATAGTATAAAAGATAAGATAAATGTATTACATGCATTAGATCAAGATAGATCAAGCTCTGGTTGTTGTGACTTACATGATCAATTAGTAACTTTTAATACTTTAGCTGATGATTTAGAATCTGTAACAGATAGATCTGTTAATATAGTTCCTAAGCCTGAAGGATGGGGTGACTAATGGTAGTATTTGAATCTTCTCCTGCTTATAATGAAAAATTTCATGAGCCAGTTAATCAAGAAATAAAAAATAGAATTCGTCTTTCAGTAGCGGCTTATGCATACGAAATGAGAAATGATGAAATCATGTCTGATAAAGAATTTGATAGTTTAGCTTTAAAAGTTAATCCACAAGAAAAGACTGGTAACCGTAAACTAGACAATTTTTTTAAAAAACATTTTCAACCTGATACAGGAATGTGGATAAGAAAACATCCTGATATTAATGGTATAGCTTACATTTACGAAACTTATTATAGAAAGAAAAAGTAATTGTATGAAAACTTTGTGGGGTATGGTATTACTATGGACATTAGTAATAGAAGATGGAAATGGAATAGATCTTGACGCCTCAAGGAAAATGGTGTATTATGAATATCATAGGTGTCAAGAAGCAGCTCATAATGTTAATCACTCTTTAATGAGTGTTCCTAATTTTACTGGTATAGCTTATTGTATACCTACACCAACTGAAAAAGTTACTATAGAGGAAAAGTAATGGAAAAAAAACAAAGAAAATATATGTATAGTGAAATCTTTAACTCTATACAAGGAGAAGGATTATATACTGGTGTTCATACTCTTTGGTTAAGATTCTTTTTATGTAATTTACAATGTGATGGTTTTGGACAAATAGATCCTACTAATCCAGAATCATGGGAACTTCCGTATAAAGATTTTGATCCTAAAACTGTTAATAGAGTTGAAGACTTGCCTGTATGGGATAAAGGATGTGATAGTTCTTATACATGGTCTAAAAAGTTTAAACATCTTATGGGTCAAAAAACTGCTAAAGAAATATGGGATGCTGTTATAGAATGTTCTATAACTGATAGTAATCCTGAAGGTGGATTTATACATCCAGTATCAGGACAAAGAGCTCATATGTGTTTTACTGGTGGAGAACCATTAATGAAACATGCACAAGCAGCTGTTATTGAATTAAATGAAGAATGGAGAGGTATACCTAATAAGACTCCAGCTTGTATAACATGGGAAACTAATGGAACTCAAGAACTTACAGATGACTTTAGAAATATGTTAATGAATAGAGGTACATGGTCTATACCAGTATTCTTTTCTGTATCTCCTAAACTATGGACAGTAGCTGGAGAAAAAAGAGAAAAAGCTATACATCCAGAAATAGTAAAAGATTATAATTTGATGGCATATCATGCTAATCGTTTAACTAAATCTCCATATGGACAATTAAAGTTTGTTATGGGTCCTCATAAAGAACAATGGGATGAAATGGAAGAAGTATTAGCTATGTTTAGAGAAGCGGGAGTTACATGGCCTGTTTATATAATGCCTGTTGGAGCTACTGTAGAAGAACAAGAAGCATCAGCTGGAGAAGTAGCTGCAATAGCTTTTAAAAGAGGATATAATGTATCTGGTAGATTACATTGCTACCTATTTGGAAACGCGATTGGAACATAATATGAGTATGAATGATTTAAAATTTACTACTGCAGGTGATTATATGTCGCCTCCTAAATATTATTATACCTGGAAAGAGTTTAATGATTCTATAGAAAATATAACTGATCATATTAATCAGTGGGGTGCTAAATACGATTTAATAATTGGTATTAACAGAGGCGGTTTAATTCCTGCTGTAGCATTATCTCATCAACTTGGTATTCCTATGAAAGTTGTAACATGGCAAGATAGAGATGGTGGTATAAAAGATAAAATATTTATTCCCAATCATACTCTAATAGTAGATGATATTAATGATACAGGATTAACTATGGAAGGAGTAACTTCTGGGTTTGATACAGATTTTCATACATGTGCTCTCTTTGAAAGAGAAACTTCTAATTTTAATGTTGATATTCATGCACGAATGTGTGATAATGAGTGGATAGTATTTCCTTGGGAGAAAGAATAATGAGTTATTATAGTACAAAGACGTATGGTCATAATATTGGATTAAGTGCTTGTTTTAGACAACCTAAAGCTCATAGTCATTGTAAATTTTTACATGGTTATAGTTTAGCTTTTAAATTTACTTTTAGTTGTAATAAACTTGATGAGAAAAACTGGGTTGTTGACTTTGGAAGTCTTAAGCCTCTGAAGAAATGGTTAGAAGATACTTTTGATCATAAAGTAGTATTGGATATCTTAGATCCTCATTTAGATGATTTTAAGGAATTAGAAAAAAAGGGTTTAGCTGAACTTACAATACTTAATGGTGTTGGAGTAGAAATGTTTGCAAAGCATGCATATGATTTTGCTCAGAATTTAATTAATGAAGCTACTGAACGTAGATGTTGGGTAGTAAGTGTTGAGTGTGCTGAGCATGGTGCTAATAGTGCTATCTATGAAGGAGAACTATACTAATGATAAGTCAAACTATTAAAAATAGATTAGAGAAGGCTGGTAAAAGATATTGGGCTGGAGATAATATTTCTGAATATATTAATGATGATGAAAAGCTAAAACTTATAGAAGAACTTACTTCTAAGTTTGAAAGTGTTCTTGATTCTCTAGTTATTGATCGTTATACTGATCCTAATTCAATGGATACTCCTCGTAGACTTGCTAAAATGTATATTAATGAGATTATGGGTGGGCGATATGATAAAGCTCCAAAAGTTACAGCTTTTCCTAATGTTGATCCAGATACTCGATATGGTGGTATCATTGTAACTAGAGCAGAACTTATTTCAATGTGTTCTCATCATCATCAGCCTGTAAAGGGTGTAGCATATATTGGTTTGTTAGCTGGAGTGAAAGTTATTGGTTTATCTAAGTATACTCGTATAGCTCAATGGTGTGCTAATAGAGGTACATTACAAGAAGAGTTAACTATGACAATTGCTGATGAACTTATGAAACATACAGGAACAAAAGATTTAGCTGTATATGTTCAAGCTACACATGGATGTATGGAACACAGAGGTGTTCTTGCTCATAGCTCTCTTACTCAAACTACTGAGCTTCGTGGACAATTCTTTAATCCATCAGTTAAGCAAGAGTTTTTAGATTATATAAAAATGCAACAAGTATTTGCAGGGACTAGAACGTAATGAAATTATTGTGGGATGATACTAAGGGTCAATTGAAAAAGAGTGATGAAATTCATATGAATAAATTAGATGCTCGACAGCAGCTACTTACCATTACTATGGAAGAGTGTGGAGAGCTAATTCAGGCTTGTTCAAAAGTTCTTAGAACCACAAAACTATATGATGATAATGACGAACATGTACAAAATCTAAAAAGAGAAATAGGTGATGTATATACTATGATTGAAATGATGATACAATGGGATGTAATATCCTGGGATGATATAGATAGTCATTATTATGATAAAAGACTAAAACTTAAAAAATATTCTGATTTATTAGAAGGAGAAGATTAATTATGAAATTTAGTGAATTTAAAAAGAAGTTTGGTGAAGGTACCGACTTTGATCTTGATTATGGAAAAATTTTTATTATTTTACTTTGTCTTTATATTGCATATCAGGTGTCGTAATGAGCTCAATAAAATATATTGGTAGTAGTTGTTTAGGTTTACAAAAATTAGAACATAATCATAGAGAAGCTACTCGCATCGAAGGATATACAATTTCTGTATTTAGAAAAGCTCTTGAAGAAAAACATAAAGGAGAAGGTAAATTTAGATGGTTAGTATCTCCTGCTCTTAGAACTGAAAAAGAAATTCTTGAATTAGAAAAAAAGTGTATCAATAATCATGTACCAGAATATAATCAACAATATGATCCTGTAGGTATCAAAAAAGGAGTATTTGATAATAATCCTAGATACAGAGGTGTCTATTGCTTTGAAGTGTAGTATAATATGTTAATGATTAATAGGGAGTATATTAGTATGCAAAGTAAAGATTTTATTTGGGTTACTTTTAGAAAAGAAGGTATTCATAAATATCCTGCTGCTCTAAATGATCCTAAGTTAAAAGATGTAAGTTTCTTAGGACATCCTCATCGTCATATATTTCACTTTCGGGTTGAACTTGAAGTGATGCATGATGATAGAGATGTAGAATTTATTTTATTTAAAAGAGAACTTGAATCTCTTTATGATAAAGGAACAATGCAACTTGATTATAAGAGTTGTGAAATGATAGCTCGTGAATTAGCTGAATATGTACATGATCATTATCCTGATATAGATATAGCTATTGAAGTCTCTGAAGATGGAGAAAATGGTTGTCGCTTGAGCTTTCCTAATGTATAAATAAGGTTGTAACAAGTGGAGAGCTCAATGAAAAAATTTAAAGATATTCGAGAACAGCAATATCCTGAAGTTCGTAAACATTTAAAAAAAGTAGGTAAGGGTGGACAAGTATCGTATACAGATCATTCTGATCCAAAACCAAAAGGTAAGAAACCTATTAAAACTGGAACATATGGTGGTATGATGAGAATGGGTGCTCATTCATATGTTAAAGTACATCATGATGATCATATGGCTGCTGTTCCATTAGATCACATAAATCACAAATAAAATATTTGTAGACTATTTTTCTTTTTTGAAGTATAATATTATTTTATAATGGAGTTATTATGATAGACTTTTGTCACATATCACCGACAGCTTATCTGCCGGGATTCACTCATAGTAACGGTGCTCATCTTTTACTAGCTCATTTAGTTGAAGAAGATCAAGAGTACCGTGATTACTATGCTAATCTAAAAGATGTAAAATTTAAAATAATGGACAACTCTGCTTTTGAAATGTATAAGCAAGGACGTCCTATGTATTCAACAGATGATCTCCTTCCTATGGCAAAGTTATGTAATGCAGACATGATTGTTATGTCTGATTATCCTAATGAGCCAGGTCAAAAAACTATTGATGCTTGTGTAGAAACAGCTAACATTTATAAAGATGCTGGATATAAAACTTTCTTTGTTCCTCAATCTAAGATTGGAGACTTTGACGATTATATGAAGTGTATGGAGTGGGCTCTAAATAGTAAACTAGTAGATCGTATTGGTTTATCTATTCTTGGTTGTCCTAATGCATATGGTGTTGAAAAAGATAATCAACTTCAACGATATCTTTCTCGTTGGGGAATATTACGTGCTCTTGAAGAACGAGGATTGTTAGATGATGAGAGATCATACAAACGATTTCATTGTTTGGGTATGGTTGATGGTCCTAATGAAATAGAACTACTATGGCCATATGCTGGAAATATTGCTACATGGGATTCATCTGCAGCTGTATGGGCTGGTCTAAATGGTATAAAGTTTGATAATTCACCTACTGGATTAATTAATGGTAAGTTTGAAAAAGAAGTTGATTTTAGTATGGGTCCAAGCGTAGATGTTGACACAGCTGAAATTGTAATGTATAATATAGAATACATTAACACATTATGTGCAGGAGAGCGTCCTAATGATACAATATAAACGTAATGAAGATAAAATTATTGCAGGCATAAAAGCATATATAGATGCTACCTATAGTGCTCATTATAATGGAGCTAAAGGTGATGTGTGTGATGATTGGGAAGACTTAGGTATAGCTAAAGAAGCATATCTGTCTAATATAGTAAAATATGTTAAACGATTTGGTAAGAAAGATGGTGAAAATCCTAAAGATATTATGAAGATTATTCATTATAGTATTTTCTTATTGAATGAATTAGATAAAAATAAAGAGAGGTCATCTAATGACAATGATTAATATTGGTGGTAAACAATCCACTTCTACTCTTACTAATATTCAAGAAGGAGATGTTCAACCTAATGCAGTTGATCTTCGACTTGGTAAATTATTTGCTATTAAATGGGAAAATGATTTTGAAGTAAGCAATAATCACAAGACTCATAGAGGTAGTGTTGAAATAGAACCAGATGAAGATGGTTATTATAATTTAAGTACCGGGTCATATGAAGTAATTATGGAAAATATAATTAATGTAGGTGAAGATGAAGCTGGTTGGGTAATCACTCGTTCTACACTTAATAGAAATGGTATTTATTTAACTTCTGGATTATATGACTCTGGTTATAATGGTGTAATGGCTGGAGTAATGCATATAATAGGTAATCTATCTACTAGGACTAGAATTAAACAAGGAACTAGGATAGGCCAATTTTTATGCTTTAAATCAGAAGCTCTTTCTAGCTATGATGGAGACTATGGTCTAGGTAAAGAACACGATAAAAAATATGCAGGAACAAAATAATGTCAATAATGGATAAATTAAAAAAGAATTCAAAAGTAAAACTTACACAAGTACTTTCTGATTCTAAATTCTTCAATGAAGTTGAGATGATTCCAACTGACGTTCCTATGATGAATGTAGCTTTATCAGGATCTATTGATGGAGGTCTATCTCCAGGATTGACTGTTCTAGCTGGTCCTTCTAAACATTTTAAAACTTCATTTGCTTTAATTATGGCATCATCTTATCTAAAGAAATATGAAGATGCTGTGTTATTATTTTATGATAGTGAGTTTGGATCACCACAATCTTATTTTGAGAACTTTGACATTGATACAAACAGAGTACTTCATACACCTATAACTAATGTAGAAGAATTAAAATTTGATATGATAGCTCAGTTAGAAGGTCTTGAGAGAGGTGATAAAGTTATAATAGTAATTGATTCTGTTGGTAACTTAGCTTCTAAGAAAGAATTAGAAGATGCTGTAAACGAAAAGTCTGTAGCTGATATGTCAAGAGCTAAAGCTCTCAAAGGATTGTTTCGTATGTGTACACCATATTTAAATATGAAAAGTATTCCTATGATTGCTGTCAATCATACTTACAAAGAGATTGGATTATTTCCTAAAGATGTAGTATCTGGTGGTACAGGAATATATTATTCAGCAGATAATATTTGGATATTGGGTAGACGTCAAGATAAACAAGGTACTGAAATAAAAGGATATCACTTTGTAATTAATGTAGAAAAATCTAGATTTGTGAAAGAAAAATCTCAAATACCAATAAGCGTATCTTGGGATGGTGGAGTACAAAAGTGGTCAGGATTATTAGATATTGCTATACTTGGTGATTTTGTAGCTAAACCATCTAATGGTTGGTACCAACAAGTTAATCAAGATACTGGTGAGTTAATAGATCCTAAAGTAAGAGAAAAAGATACTTTGAATGAAGACTTTTGGAAAGAAATTTTGAATAAAACAAATTTTAAAGATTACATTAAAAAACATTATTCAATAGTGAAACCTAATGACCTTAATTGAATTAAAAGATTATGAATTAATTCCAGATAATGATAACATTAATGACTGGAATGTAAGAATCCTTTCTGGTGATTTTGTTGAAACTGTCCTGAAGTTTGGTGCAATTAGTATAAACGAAAAGGGAAAAGATATTATGACATTTAATTTTGATGTAATATCATCACCTGATTCTGAATTAACTGTTGACAATACTGAACTTCAAGAGTATGCTGGAGACTTGTTACAAGCTATTATTAGAGATGGTATTGATACAAATTCTGTAATAATGAAAGAAAGAAAAATTGAAAACAAATCTTGAACAAATAATATTAAGAAATATATTAACTAATGAGCAATACATGCGTAAGATATTGCCATTTGTTAAGCCTGACTATTTTGAAGGTATCTATAGAATATTGTTTAAAGAAGCTGGTAAGTTTGTAGCTAAGTATAATAAGCTACCTACTCGTGATGCATTTAAAGTAGAAATAGATCAAACTAATAAACTTACAGATGAACAATATACAATGGCTATTGATATTCTTCCTCATTTATTTGAAAAAGATACCTCAGATGAACAATGGTTATTAGATAGTACTGAAAAGTGGTGTCAAGATAGAGCAATCTATAATGCTATTATGGAATCTATTTCTATTATTGATGGTAAGCATCAGACATTAACAAAGAATGCATTACCAGATCTTTTACAAAAAGCATTAGGAGTATCTTTTGATAAAAATGTTGGACACGACTATATTGAAAATGTTGAAGAACGCTACGAATTTTATCATACCGAAGAAGATAGAATACCATTCGATCTTGATCTTTTTAATAAGATTACAAAAGGTGGTGTACCCAAGAAAACTCTCAACATTGCTCTTGCTGGTACTGGTGTTGGAAAGTCTCTTTTTATGTGTCATGTGGCTGCTGCTGCATTAACAGAAGGTCGTAATGTTTTATATATTACTATGGAGATGGCTGAAGAACGTATTGCAGAACGTATAGATGCAAACTTACTTAATGTTCCTATCGATCAGTTAGAACATTTATCTAAAAATATGTTTACTAAAAAAGTTTCAGATCTTTCTAAAAAAACTAATGGTAAATTAATTATAAAAGAATATCCAACAGGATCAGCTCATGCTGGACATTTTAGAGCTTTACTTGAAGAACTAAAACTTAAACGAGAATTTGCACCTGATGTTATCTTTATTGATTATTTAAATATTTGTGCAAGTTCAAGAATGAAAGGTATGGGTGGTGCTATCAATTCATATAGTTATATAAAAGCTATTGCAGAAGAACTTAGAGGTTTAGCTGTTGAATATGATGTTCCATTATTCTCTGCAACACAAACTACACGTTCTGGATTTTCAAACTCTGATATAGGTTTAGAAGACACTTCTGAATCGTTTGGTCTTCCTGCAACTGCTGATCTTATGTTTGCTATTATATCAACAGAAGAACTTGAACAAGCTGGTCAGCTGATGGTTAAACAGCTTAAGAATCGTTATAATGATCCAACATTTAATAAAAGATTTGTTATTGGTGTTGATCGTACAAAGATGAGATTATCCGATGTTGAAGTTAGTGAACAAACATTAACAGATGATACTCCAGTATTTGATAATGGTGCTATATCTGAAAGATTTAAAGAGTTTAACGTATGAGTGTAGTTACTGGTATTTCTTGTGGCTTTCATGATGCTTCCTGGGCTTATGTAAATGATTTTGAAATAGAATCAGCATATCATGCAGAAAGATTTACTCGTATAAAAAATGATAAGAATCTACCTAATGAATATAAGCCTATAGGTAAAACTATATTTTATGAAAAACCATTTTGGAAAAATACTAGAAGATTATGGGGTGGTCAATCTTGGAAACCAAGAGAAGAATATGATCATTATATTTGGCATCATTGGTCTCACGCTGCTGCAGCTTATTATACTAGACCATTTAAAGAAGAACCAGTTTGTGTAGTTATAGATGCAATAGGAGAATGGGATACAGCTTCTATTTGGTATAAAAAGAAAAAGAAATGGTCTTTGAAATATCCTAAGTCATTAGGTTTATTTTATTCTGCTGTAACAAAAGCCTGTCTTTTAAAACCTATGGAAGAAGAATATATCACAATGGGTATGGCAGCTTATGGAAAACCTCTTTATAAATTAAAACCATATAAAAATTATCATAAAGGTATAATGACCATTTATCCTAATGAAATGGATTTAGCAGCTTCAGCTCAAGAAATTATTGAAACAGAAATATGTAAAATAATGAAAAGAGCTCAATACTATTCAAATTATCTATGTTATGGAGGAGGTGTTGCTCTTAACTGTGTAGCTAATTCTAAAGTACATGATATGTTTAAAGAAGTGTGGATAATGTCTAATCCAGGAGATGCAGGATCTGCTTTGGGTGCAGCTCTAGCTTATAAAAATAAGATGTATGAATATAGTCCTTACTTAGGAACTAATATTACTAGAGAAATAAATCCTAGAGAAGTGGTCAAATATTTAATTGATAAATCAATTTGTGGAGTTGCTAATGGTCGAGCCGAATATGGACCTAGAGCTTTAGGTAATAGAAGTTTGTTAGCTGATCCAAGAGTACATCACATAAAACAATTAGTCAATGATATAAAACAAAGAGAACAGTTTAGACCATTTGCACCAGCAATATTAGAAGAATGGGCTGATAAATATTTTAGTGGTCCTATGAATGAATATATGCAATATGTAGCTAAAGCTAAACATGATTTTGATTCTGTAACACATGTTGATGGAACTGCAAGAGTTCAAGTTGTAAAAGAAAATTGTAAATCTGTATTAAGACAAATATTAGAAGAATGGTATGTAAAAACAGGATGTCCTTTGTTATTAAATACATCTCTAAATATAAAAGGATTACCAATGGTTAATACAGTTGAAGATGCTGATGCATTTGAAAAACAATATGAAGTAAAGGTATTTTAATGAGTGAACATAGAGCAGCTTGGTTAAGTGCACAAATAGGTGAAAATCACTATACAGGAGTTGAATTAGGTGTTTTAAAAGGACCTACATTTAAAGCAATTGTTACTCAATGTTCTAATGTAAATTGGTATGGAGTAGATGTTTTTACACCTGACAAATATTGGTTAGCAAATAAAATTACAGAGACTAAAGATTTATTGAAATTTAAACCAGTAAAGTGGTATCCTGAATTACTTGAGTTTTGTAAACAATATCCTAACAGGGCTCACATTATAAGAGATTTTACTAATCGAGCTCATTCTAACTTTAAAGATAAATCGTTAGATATTATATTCATTGATGCTAGTCACGATATGGATAGTGTAAATGAAGATATTAAATTGTGGGCACCTAAAGTAAAACCAGGTGGTATTATTTCAGGTCATGATATTAATATGCTTGGAGTTAGAATGGCAGTATCAATGCATAGCTCTCAATATGAAGAAGGGCCAGATAATACTTGGTTTTATAAAAATAATGGATAAACATGATCCAAATGAAATATATCCAAATACTGTAATTTATACTGATAAAGAAATAGTCTCTTGTGAAAATGATCATCCAAAAGTGTTTTATAAAGTACCTGAAAAAGGTTATGTAGTTTGTAATTATTGTGATATAAAATTTGTAAAACAATCAAACATTCAATCACAATTGTTAAAAGATATATTAAGTAAAGTGGCAGATAGTTATTAAATGATAGTAAAACTAATTAGTTATTCACAACCAGTAGAAGGAGATAACAGTGTCCAAGATCTTATCGCGTATTGTGCCCGTGTATCCAATCCGACGAATCAGAACAACAAACAAACGTCAGAAAAACTACTCAACTACCTCGCAAAAGAAAAACACTGGTCGCCGTTCGAGATGGTATCTGCTTGCTTAGAGATTGAAACTACTCGAGATATAGCAAGACAAATTTTAAGACATAGATCGTTTTCGTTTCAAGAATTTTCTCAAAGATATGCAGAGCAAACAGAGTTCACTGTATTTAAAGAAGCACGAATGCAAGATAAAAAGAATAGACAAAATAGTACTGAAACAGATAATGTAGATGTTAAAATGGAGTGGATAAAAAAACAAGCTGAAGTTGCTGTTGCTGTTAAAAACTCATATTCCTGGGCTCTTGAAAATAATATTGCTAAAGAACAAGCTCGAGCTGTTTTACCTGAAGGTATGACACTATCACGCATGTATATGAACGGAACTCTTCGTTCATGGATCCATTATATTGAATTACGTTCTGGTAACGGAACTCAAAAAGAACATAGAGAGATAGCAATTGCCTGTGCTGAAGCTCTTAGACCTATATTTCCCATAATTGATAAATATATCTAAATAATTTTTGTTTTAATTAAATTTTTCTGTTGACCTTTTGTTATTTTTATAGGATAGTATAACTATAAAATGATAAAAGAAAGAGGAGTCAATATCATGAAAAATTATGTAAATGGAAATGAATATACAGGTAGAAATGAAGTCTTACTTCTTGAAGCTGGATATGATTATGATGATGAATTTGTAACTTTTAAGCAAGCTGTTAAACTTGATGGTATTACCGGTAAAGCTCTTGCTGGTCTTAAAAAAGCAGCTACTTTAATTAGATTCTCAAAAACAGAAGCTACTAAAGATGAAAGTGGTGATCATGTTTCAAAGCCAATCTACTTTGCAGTATTTGACATTAATGATGTTCTTGCAAGGAGAGCATCATAATGAAATTTGTTGAATTAAAAATAACTTATGAATGGTATACACCAACTGGTAGACGTAGAGAATTCTACGACTTTGGATTTGGTATTAATGAAACAATTGCTTACGATAATATTAAGAAACGTATTAAACAAAGAATTAGACACGAAAATTATAGAGTGTTAAAAATGGAGGTATTCTAATGAAGAACTTTCTTTTTGTATTACCATTATTATTAATGTATTCTTGTTATCCACCAGCTTTTGCTGATGATCATACAGACAGAGCTGCTGAAGAAACTTGCCTAGCTAAAAATATATATTGGGAGGCTCGAAATCAACCTTTAAGAGGTATGATAGCTGTAGCCTTAGTTACTCGTAATAGAGTAAACGATTGGAGATATCCAGATAATTATTGTGCTGTTGTAGAACAAGGACCTACTAGACCATCATGGAAAGATCCTTCAATTTTGATTCCTATAAAACATCGTTGTCAATTTAGTTGGTTCTGTGACGGTAAGTCAGATGTGATTCCAGAAATTGATCAAGAAGTGTGGTCAATAGCTCGAGTTATAGCTATGAAAGTTATTAATACTCATTCAGGTTATTTTCATGATTCAACTAAAGGTGCAACTCACTATCATGCTACTTACGTTTATCCTGAATGGGCCGAGACGAAAACGAAGACACGACAGATCGGAGATCACGTCTTTTACCGATGGGAGATGCCTTAGGCATTTCTACAGGCTTAGGAGGATAGTAACGATATCTTTCTGTTACAATTGTTGACTTCAAATTATCAAAATCTCCATTATAAGGTTCAACATTTAATTGTTTTCTTATATCGGAGATTTTACTTTTTATATAATTAACTATACTCATTTTAATGCTCTCTCTATACTTTTTAGAGCTTCTTGAACCATTGGAGCTTTTTTGTTTGGTTCATATATACATTTAATTGTCTTTGGACAGTACTCAAATTTATTTATAAACACATTTTCTTCTGTTTTGTTAGCTCCACGATAAAGACATATTTTTTGTTTTTTAATAACTTTTCTTGCTGCCAAGTGACAGTTAATAATTAATGTGTCTTTTTCTTTTTTATTATATGTTCTTCCCTCACCCCAAGCTGTTGTAGGTTGAAATACAAAATACAAATATGTTAGAGCACAAATTATTATGAATATAGTTTGTATTACCCTGGATATCCATTTCATATTATGCCTGTAATAATAGCCATATCATACCAATTACAGCTGATACAAGAACAAGAGATGCTATTATAATAGCTATAACATTCATAATATAACTTCTTAACTCTTGTTGAGCATAAATTTGTTCTTGTCTATCTTTACGTATTTTAGCTTGTAGTTTTATTATTTCATTCCAAGAATTAGGACCATAAACTAAATTAACATAAGTACGTAATTCATTTTCCATTTCTTCTGCTTTCTTCTTAGCTGCAAAAGCATTCATTGCATCTTCTTCTATTGAAGACCCAGCAAATAATTTTTTAAATATGGGTGGATTCTTTGCCATTTTATTTGCTTGATTAACATCAGATACTGCACCCATCCACCTACCCATATCACCATACATAGATTCTATATCACGGCCCATATCAAAACCTTTTTTAATAACGTTAAATGCGGTTGTAGCTGCAGCGATAGCTGTAACTGGATCCATATGTCCACCTTCTACTAAGTTATCATAATTTGTTTCAAGGATTAATAAAGCTCGCTCTACATCTATTTATATTTTTTTGTTGCCAAAACAGTAGTATTACTTTATAATATAAATAAACGTGAAGATGTCTGAAGGCATACAGGACTCGGGTGCAATTCCCGACTCCTCCACCATAAGCACAAGGAGTAAAGGCCTCCTACTTGGTAGCGACAAGTAAAAGACGCGACCTGAACCAACTCGGCCTGGTTGGTGTGCTTATGGGGGGAGAGTTAGGATCGACTGGTGTTTGAGTCTTCAAAAAGTAACTGCAAACGATAACTTTGCACCTGAGATTCGCCTAGCTGCGTAATCTCTGGGCCCGCCAGAGCCTGGAAACAGAATCTGGCATTTAAATTTGGAGGTTATAATGGTAATAGGATTATTTTTAGCTGCTGGTCTTTGGGTCGCAGATAATATTGAATATATACAAACAGCTAATGAACAGCTATTAGCTGGATATGAATGGGAATACGTTGGTAAAAATAAACCAGCTGGTGTTCCTGCAATTACAATACTAGCTGAAAATGGAGAATTTATTCTATATAAATTAGAAAAGTAATATGACTAAATTAATGAAAATAGTAAAAGAATTTCAAACAACTACAGCTATCATTTTAGCCACAGTAATGATTACACTAGTTTTTCTATTCTTTTTTATTCCAGCTAATGCTAACGATGCTGTATATAAACAAAAGCCGATTCAATGTGCAACTCCTGATAAAATATTAAATCATTATGTTGAACTTTATGATTTCAATGCAACTTTTGTAGCAGTATCTAATGTCCGAAATCAATATGGATCTGATCAATTAGCTGGGATTGTATTTTTTATGAATCCAGAAACTGGAACATATCTTATATTAGAAGGTAATGCACAATATGCTTGTGTTCTTTCTATAGGAAATAATTTAGATTTTGATATAACTCATGAAGAAATAATGGGTATACTATTGGGTGGAGGCACCTAAACAACTTAACTAAATAATATTATAATTAATAATGGAGTGAATTGATATGAAAAAATTTATATCTTTTTTATTTGCAATAACAATTGCAACTTCTGCACATGCAGATAATATAGCTATAGTCAATACTGGAAGTGATTCTGGTGGCTTTAAAGCTGTTCTTTCAATGATTTTTAAAGCTGATAACAATACTGATAGTAGTTTTATACAAGCTGGTAATCCAGTAGTTGCGTCAAGCTACTTTGATCGTGGTAATGTTATTACTATGTGGAGTACTGAATGGCCAGGTAATCCTGATATACCTTCAGTACCACTAAATGAGGATACTATTATAGCTCTTCAAGTATATGAGACTATTTTATGTAGTCGTAAATATTCTTCTATGGATGATATGAAAGGTGAAACTATAAAAATTGCTACATGGGGTGATACACCAGCTGTAGCTAAATTTATAGATAATCTTTCTTCAAAACTAAACTCTTCTATAACAATTGTTCCATATGATGGGAGTGGTGCAACGACTAGAGGTTATCTAGGTGGAGATGCAGATACTATTTTTACAATTCAAACAAAACAATCAAAAGTTGAAGCTGATGGTACTTGTTTTGCATTTAGTGCAAATGGTGATTTAGACTTTGCTTTTGTAGATGTTATTTTATCTGTTAATGCAAAAGCTAATGTCGTATCTAACTATAGAAGTATAGTTTCTAAATTATCTACTTCGAAAGAGTGGCTTTCTTCATTTGACGGTACAGAGACATATGTTGTTGATTCTAACAATGCTGAATCCATTGTATCCAAAACCTTGGCTGCAGTTGATTTAAACAGTTAGTCTTTATATTCAATACACTCTTGTATTTGTGCACAAACAATCCGATATGTTTCTAGCATATCGGATTTTGTCTTTCCTGAAATCTTTAATCCAACTTTAGCTACACTGCTTTGAACAATAAAAGACCAACTTATTTCCATTCCTGGCTTCAGGTTACTACTAGTAATATATGATTGTAAGTGAGACATATCTTTTACTCGTTTTATAATTCCAGGTTTTAATTTAGCTAAAGTCCAATAAAATTTATTCTCTATAGTAAACTTTTTATTATCTATTAATGATGATAAAACATTATAATTGTTTAGTTCATTAAGTATTTGCAACCCTTGGCCTATTCTTGGATTACAATCTATAATTTTTATATTTGATCCAACGTAAAAATCTGGTCCTGCAAAAAACATATTTTTTATTTCTAATTCATCTACAATAGCTTGATAATAATAAGTAAAATGTTTTAATACATCTGATGGCACTTGATCATTATCAATAGCCATAAACCCTATTGGTTTACTTTCAAATCGATATTGATCTATAACATTAGTTTGTATATCACCTTCTACCCAAATTATAGGAATTATTTGTTGATGTTCATTTACATAAACATATGGTGCATACAATTTAGTATGTGGTAAATATTCTTGAGCCATATAATAATTTAATCTATTTCCAAACTGCTCATCAATAAATCCAGATCTGTTAACCTGAAATACTAACTCACTGTATACATCTTCAGTAAAGTCTTTCAAATTATTCCATGCCATATAATGAATTTTATTTTTATAATCTTGTTTAGTACCAGATCCAATTGTAGGTTTTATTATGAATGGTTTATATCTAAACCTATTCAAGTCATCTAAACATTTAGGAATAACACTGTATGGTATAATATCTTGTATACCAATATTAGTACAAAAATCATCCATCTTTTTTTTATCTGATAAGATTTCTGCAGCTTGTAATGAAATATTGTTTAAATTAAATTTTTGCTCTAACTTAGCTTGAAGAGGTAAAAGACTTTCAGCCATAGTCCATATTTTATCATAAGGACCTTTAATCTGATCAAAGTTATCAATTACAATATCAGATAGCTGTCCAAGTTTGCTTAATGCTTCAGATAATCCTTGCCATTTATTTTGTCCTCGAGGATATCCTAAAATTAAATTTTTCATGTGTATATTATAATAACTCGAGTTAAGTTATCCCAAAATAAATCTGTTAAAAAATAACCATACAAAACAGGAAACGTATCCCAATGTCTAATAAGATATCCTATAATACTAGTTGCTATTAAACAAATAATAAACCATTCTTTTATAGGATAAATATTTAAACTAACTAAAATAATTAATAAAACTATTCCTATGTTAAAATAGTTTTTATACTTTTTATATATGTTAGTAATATATGCTAAGTAATTAAATCCAATCCAAGATACTAATAAACATATACTAATAATTATAGGAACATAAAAAAGTACATTATAGAATGTATAAACAGTTTCTAAACTAAAAGTAAATCCTTGAGCCACTATTAAGTAATATATTAATATCTCACTACCAACTATTGGTATACCTAAAATAATAAGTGGAAGTAATGAACTTAAAGCTCCACTATTATTAGCTGATTCTGCTGCAGCAATCTTATTAATATCTTTTTTAATAAAACTTGCACTTAAATAACTTCCTAATATATTTGTAACTCCAGGAATCAATCCACACCAGAATCCTACAAAACTTCCTAATAATGTTGATGGTAAAGTATTTGGTGAATATCCAAATTTAGTTACTTTTTGAGTTTTAACAAATTGTAATGTTTGGAACTTTAACACTTCAGGAATTATATACAAACCTATCATTACAGCACTAAATGGTATACCTAATGTTAAATATGTTATTCCAAAAGTACCCCAAGTTTGATGAGTTAAATTATTAAATCCAATCTTAGCTAAGATACCACCTAACAAAAACAAACATATAGTTTTCCATATTGATTGTTTTGACAGAGCTGTTAATAAAAGTATAGCTACAAAAATAATTACTAATTGTATAGTACTATTGTAAAATTTAAATACATCATATATGTTAGGTAAAAAAGCAAAAAATAATCCAATTGCAAAAACAGATCCAATAGTACTTGAAATAGCATTATTACTAACAGCCATATGTCCTTGACCATTTAATAATAATTTATGACCATGATGAGCTGTAACTGCTGCAGCAGCATCACCTGGTATACCATATAAAATACCAGTAATACTATTCATATAATTAGATGTGATTAACAGAGCTACATAAAATGTAAAGATACCAATTGGATCACTTATTGTTAATAATGAATACAAAGATGCAACAGCTAGAAAAGGACCAGCTCCAGGAATCATTCCAAAAATTATGCCAGCTACTATACCTAGCAAGCACCATAAAATCAACATTTATTTTACACGACCATTATCTAACATTTCAATAAAAAGATCTTTATCCCAACTCATACAAACTACTAATAAGATCATATCATCACTAGTAGAAAAAACACAATGTCTTTTATTACCATTAAAATACCAAAAACTACCATCTCTAGTTTTAATAATTTTATCATCATATATCCATTTTAAATTATATTCATTAGTATTTACAAAACCTATGAATCTAATTTCATCATATGAAAAATCATGTTTATTGACATCGTAATGATCTGGAAAAAATCCACCTTTATCTAAACGCAAAAAATGGCATCTAGTAATCCAACGTTTCCATGGATCTAGAAGTTTTTTGAGTTCAGAGCTTTGTTCCCAAACTGGTGTTGGTGTATTTAAATCATGATTATGTAATACAACTCCAGTTTCTTTTTCATAATCTAATAAACTAGTTAAATCAGGAATTCCAGATAAACCACCGTCAAAGCTAGTAACGCTAAGTCCCCATCTGTTATTTCCTAATTTTTTGGGATTATATCTTTTCCATTCGTTTTTAAATGGTTCTAATTCTTTTAGTATCTTGGAACTGTTGAATCCACGAAACTCTTGCCAATCACACATTGTTGCAAGTCTTGCAAGAGCTTTATCATTTTCTTGACAACTCATTTATTTTATACCACTCTTTCACATCATTTTGATCTTTATGCATATATTTACTTATACAGGCTAATACAACTTTATAATTCTCGTCGTGTTTTATCACAACCCATTCATTTGAACCAGAAGGAGCTTTTACTATATCTCCTCTTTTTAAAATTGTATTGCCAACCTTATCGTTTAAATTCATATGCCCTCCATGAGTTTGGTTGGTATAGTTTATTTATGTGAAAAAAAAATTTAAAAAAAACAAAAATAACTGTTTACTTTTGTTTAAAATAAAAGTATAATATAATTATAAAATAAAAATTTAAGAGGAGTAAATTATGGGAATGAGTAGTTACATTCTAGAAATCGAAGAAAATTTTTGGGATCAAGTAGTAGATATTATCAAAGAGTCTGAGCATATCTCAGAAGCTATTGATCAAGCTGTATCATTAGGTAAATGGATGGTACCAACAGTTGATTCTCTAACTATCGAAGAAGGAGTTGGAGAGTTGTGGAATGAATTTTGGAGTCAATATAATTAAGGGAGAAAAGTATGGCACATCAAATTGAAACAATGGCTTATGCAGGAGAAGTTCCATGGCATGGTCTAGGTGTAGAAGTTAGTAATGATCTAACTCCAATCCAGATGATGGATAAAGCTAATCTAAACTGGAAAGTTCGAGAAGTAGAATCTTTTATTGAATTTGATGGTAAGCGTATGGCTACCGGTCAAAAATCTCTAGTTCGTGAAACTGATGGTAAGATTCTTACTAATGTTGGTGAGAATTGGAATCCAGTACAAAACGATACTGCATTTGAATTCTTTAACGATTTCATCATGGGCGGTGATATGGAAATGCACACTGCTGGATCTCTTCGTGGAGGTCAAATGGTTTGGGCTCTTGCTAAAGTAAAAGAGTCTTTTGAATTGTTTGGTGGAGACAAAGTTGATTCATATCTTTTATTTTCTAATCCTCATCAGTATGGTAAATCTATTGATGTTCGATTTACACCAATTCGTGTAGTATGTAATAACACACTTACTTTCTCTCTACAAAGTAAAAGCGATAACTTTGTTAAGGTAGGTCATCGTGGAATGTTTAATGCTAATGAAGTTAAAAGATCTTTAGGTGTAGCTAAAACTCAGCTTAACACATATAAAGATATGGCTGAGTTTCTTGGTAAAAAGCGTTATACTGTTAATTCATTAATTGAATATTACAACACAGTATTTCCTCGTACAGCTGATAAGCGTGTACAGGGTAAAGAGCTTTCACTTGATACTTTATCAAGAAATGCTAAAGATTGTTATGATGCTCTAGAACTTCAACCAGGAGCTCAGTATGCTGAAGGTTCTTGGTGGCAGGCATTCAATTCTGTAACTTATATTACAGATCACGTACAAGGTAGAAACTCAGACAATCGTTTGTATTCTTCTTGGTATGGACCTAATCAGATCCGTAAAGCTAATGCTTTAAAGTCAGCTGTTAAATTTGCGGAAGCTGCTTAACATAGTTGGTCACCAGAATTATTCTGGTGACCTTTTTTTATTAATGTTGTATAATATTAGTAGGAGGCTAATATGAATAAAATCTCAAAGAGACATAGTATAGATCAACTTTCAGCTTGGGCTAAAAGTTTTGGTATTAGAGGATATGAACATGCTGATCCGATGTTTAGAGAAAAGCATCGTCAGAAAGAGATTAAGAAAAGGCATGATCGTGAACGTCGTAATAATAATACAAGAGGGAGAAGAGTATGAGTAATCAACGACCAGGTAAATGGAAAAAGGCTAGTTTAGATAGTGGACTTAGTCAAATGAATCTAAGAAATTTTTTTCGTGATTGTAAAGAACTCTTAGAAGAGAATGATCAAGCTGATGCTGCTTTTTACTTTGAGCAGATTATGGAAGAGATTAACGAAGGTAAAGAATTACCTAGAGAAAAAAGAATGGTCTCTCGAGTATTAGGTCTATAATATGACTAAAGTTTTTATTATAGCTATTGTAATGTGGTGGGCTGATCCTACACAGATTCCAGAAAATGATTCTGTTGAGATCACTCACTTACATGGACAACCATTATATTTTGAAACACAACAAGAATGTTTTAATCATGTTGATATGAATTTGCAGGCTCTTAAAGAATATGGTAAAGCTACATATCCTACTGCAAATACTGTTAAAGTAATATATTGTTTAGAAAAAGAAAAATCTATAGATAATAATAATCAAGTATAGCATAACATAGGAAGATAAATTACAATGGAACTTGTAACTCTGTGGATGGCTATAGGATTTTTATTCGCCGCTTATTCGGTTATAGCTAATGATTCAGTTCAAACTTTAGGGACATGGATTGCTAGTAATAACGAAAAAGTAAATTGGAAGATCATGTGGGGAGCTGCTTCTGCAGTACTCTTATGGGCTTTATGGTACGGTTGGTACCAATATGGCGGAGACATTTCTTATGGTCGTCTCAACAAAATACCTTTCCAGGAGATTCAATGGTATCATGCCATGGCTCCAGGATTACTATTAATATTAACAAGGATAGGCGTACCAGTGAGTACGTCTTTTTTAGTTTTAAGTGCTTTTGCTAGTACGTTTGTATTAGAAAAAATGCTAATGAAATCTATGATGGGATATGCAGTTGCAGCAGTAGCAGCATATGTTATATGGATTGTAGTTAGTAAAATATTAGATGAAGCTAAACCAGTTAAAGAAGAACATAAAATTTATTGGCGAGTTGGCCAATGGTTTACAACAGGATTTCTTTGGTGGACTTGGCTATCACATGATATGGCTAACATAGCTGTATTCCTTCCTAGAGAAATACCAGTCGACATGATGTTAATGATCAGTGCAGTATTTGTATTTGGTCTTTGGTATATGTTTAGAGAAGGTGGTGGTAAGATTCAAAACATTGTACTTGAAAAACATAACACTCGTTATGTAAGAAGTGCTACTATCATTGATGGTGTGTATTGGATCATATTATTTTTCTTTAAAGAACTCAATGATATTCCTATGTCAACTACATGGGTATTTGTTGGACTTCTTTGTGGTAGAGAATTAGCAATGGCTACTGTTACCGGTAAAGAAAAGTTTAAAGT